ATTCGAGGAGCAGCAGGTTCTGCAGGCTACCGGATTTGTTATCACTGTTCCGCTCCAGGGCGGTACGGGTTCGATGACCAACCCGATGATCGTCAACGATGTGACGAACAATCGTTACGACGAAAACGGTCGTTTCAACGCCACATGGTGGAATGTCAGTTCGCGTCGCCTTGCGGCGGCGACTGCTGATCAGGCTGCTGTTCAGCTCGGTCGTGTTCTCGGACTTGGTCTCTATACCAAGAACACAACGATTCCAGCCGGCGTACGGGGTACCAATCCGAAGATGATTCTTGGTGCATTCCGCAGTTGGGCGAAATCACAGATTGGTATCCTCTTCTCTGAGTTCGAGGATATCGACAAGGATATCATCCTCAAGACCGACTTCGAGGTTGCGCCCAAGTGTCAGGGCATCCCGGGCAAGCTGTGGATCGATTTTATCTATCGACCGCCAGTCCGCATCTCGAACATCATCATCAACGCCAAGCCGTCGTTGTTGACAAACTGCGATCGCCCGTTCTAATCCAATCACAACCGTCATCTAAGGAGATACGTCATGACGTGCGACAACCAAGTGGGAGTAAAGAATATACTCCTCAGCTTCAAAGATTGTGACACCGACATTATCTATGGTCCGATTTCCCACGAGCTGGCTACAGAGGATCTGCCGACGTGGAGACTCTGTGCTTACGACAACGAGCCTCTGCCGCACGGCTATGTGAAACGCAAGCCGACCAACCCGGAGGTTGAAATTAAGGTCATCCGGGACTTGCGAATCCCCCTGGCGATGTACCAGGGGTGTTCTGATGTCAATCTTCAGGTGGAATACTATAACGGTCTCGTGTATTCCGCCGCTCGAGGGACCGGAACTGGGAATGAGAAGTCAAATACTCATGAGGTGCAGATGACGCTCTCCTTCAAGGAAATCGACGAACTGCTGCCGAAGGGTACTCTCGAACCAACTCCTAATGAGATCCAGCCGACGTTTACTGTCGCAGCGTAAGGATCATTCATGCCCAGTGAAAAGATTGTGCTGCCAAGCCCTTGGCAGCTTCAAGACAAGGTTATTGATGGCGCTATGATCAATAACCTTTCTTTCAAGGCGTTTGCGGATTATCTTGTCGAAGCGCAATTAATGAAGAAACCTAAGACGATTGAAGCAAGGCTTAGAAGAATACGTCTTGCTAAACAAGTGACTTATTACATCAACGGATCAACGACTCTTATTACTCCCGATGATGTAACAATGATGCCGATCCCTGACGCTCATTTAATAGCATCCTATCTCGATGCTAATGATGAGGGAGCGATTGGTAAGATTATCAAGGCGGGTGATGGGATCAATACTTCAATTGTTTATGAATTAGGTACACCTATTCCAGTTACAGGAAAGGCACCAATTAAAGAGCTTGAATTCATTGCTAAGACGTATGGTGATATTGAAGATGTTATGTCGGCTGGTGATGTTATTTCACAGACAGCCGCATTGATCGCGACAGTTGCAAAACCTCCGGGAATGTTAGCACTTCCGAGTTGGGCTGTAAATGATATTACTATGGCTGATGGTGTCACAATTTCTTCATTGGTGACTCCACATTTTTTAGGGTTGCCGGTCGAGTCGCAGAACGAATAGAACAATACCGTTACTATTCCGCCTCTGCCGGTGATCTTAGACCTTTAAGTATTCATGTGTTGAGTTTTCGAATTATTAATTTTGATAAGGTACATCAATTGGAGACTAAGAATAGAGTTCTTCTGGCCGGAGGGAAATTGTAGTAGATGGCTTCTTTCACTGAAACTGCAACCCTTAATGTCAAAGATAATTCTACGGGTCAGATCCGGCAGATTAATGCTGAATTGAAGCAACTTGCGGCAACTGCAAAGTCTATCAAAAATATTAGAATACAGATTCAAGGTATTCAGACTGCAATATCACAAGTCAATCAACTTACTAATTCACTTCGTGCATTAAGAAGTCAATTGAGTAATTTAAATATCAGACCAAATGTATCAGGTCTAAATGCAGTTCAGACTCAGCTTAATCAATTAAGACAACGTGCATCTCAACCTATCAATATTCGTGTAAATTATCAACAAGGTGGGCAACCTCCCAGAATTCCACCTGGAGGTCAACCGCCTGGAACTGGAGGACCTGGAGGACCAGGGAGAGGACGCGGACGAACTGTCGTTGGAACAGTATTACAAGGTTTCAATGCTGGAATGGGCGGAGGGATGGGTTTCGGCCTCATGGGGGGCCTAGGGGGAGTTAATCCCGCTTTTTTAGCGGTGGCTGCTGCGGCTTGGGCTGCGGCTGAAGCTCTTAATTTTATTGGAAAGGCAACATTGAAGGCTGATCGCGCTAACCTCCAAGCGAGGTTAGGAGCGACACCTGAGCAACAAGATATTATTCAAGAAGCTGTTGATAAATATACTCGGACCCCCGGTCGCGCGTTAATGATGACCGGCCCCGAAATGAAGTCATTCATTGTCGGGATGTTGGGTGACGTTGGAGGAAAAACGGCTACTGAAAGAGCAACGGCTGCTGCAAGAGTTGCTCCACAGATAGCTGATTTATTTATTCCGTTGGCTTATGCTCTCAACCCTAAATTGACTCGAGAGCAGTCTATTGAAGGTCTTAATACTATCGTTAAAGGTTTGAATATTGCAACTGGTGATCTGACTAACGCGCAAGGAAAATTTACTGAAGATGGAAGACGGGTTATGGAGGGTGTGGCCCTTGCCAAGGCCATGAATCCTCAACTGGACCCCGATCGGATTAAGAATGTTCTTGCTAACCTGAAAACAGCAGCGTTTACATTAGGGCCTGAAGCTCTTGCTCGTGTGCTTGCTTCAGGTGGTGATCGAGGAGTTCGCGTAGGTAACGAACTCTATATGGCAATGCGGGGTCTTTCTGGCATTGTCGACAATAAAGCTCTGAATGCCGCCCTTGCTAATATGGGGCTGATTGAAGGCGGTAAGCCACGTCTATCTACCCGTGGTAAACCCCTAGGTGGTATCGTAGCCGGTAGCGGTACTCCTATCGACACAGATTTGCTTCGGACTAATCCTTATGAATGGTTGATTAAGCATGTTCTACCAAAAGTAGAAGCTGCGGCGAATAAAAGTCTTACTCCGAAGGAAAAGAGAGAAGCAGAAGATCGCGCTCGAAGAGTTCAAGCCGAGGGTGGTACTCCTGAAGAAGTCGCTGCCGCGCGTGAGCCTATGCGTGCCAGAATGCAGACATTTATGGATCAGTTATTCCCTGGAATGACTGGTCCAGCTAGAACTGCTCTTGCTGATGCGTTGTTTGGTCATATTCAAGCGCAAAGTTCTCTTGCTCAGGGTAAAGATGTTCTAAAACAAGCACGTGAAAAAGGTCCGGCTATTTTTGCTGAATCTTTATCATCTCAATTGACAAGTCTTTATGCAAATCTTGAAACCCGAGCTGGTGAATTGGGTACATCAGCAGCTAAAGCTATTGGTTTAGATAAGATACTTGATGAGATAAATAAAAGTATTATTGATCCAACAGGTGCTGGTGCTCAGAATGTAGTTGGTCTTATACAGAAAGCTCTTGGAGCTATGGAACAGACAAATAATCCATTATATGTTGGAGCAAAGCTTCTGATCGCTGGTGCTGAGTTGCTTCAGACTGCTGCAAGTGGTCTAGTTAAATGGCTTCAGAATAGAGGATTTCTTCCACCTGATACGCCTACTGGAACTCCTGAACAGAGAGCTGCAGAAATCGCTAAAGCGCAAAGGGGACAAGCTACCACGGCTATGGGCCGTGAACTAGAAAACATAAAGACAAAAGAGCAGCAATTAGCTCTTGCACAAGAGAAATTACGCAGAACTCCTCAAAGAAATGTAGCAGAGCGAGATAGATTAGGTCTTGTTATTCAGGGATTAGTGAATGATATTGCTACGTCTCGAGAAAACATTACGATGTTACGAGACTTTCTTAAACATATAACTGAGACACAACAGAGGCAAGAGCAACAGCGAGAGCAACAAGAACAACGAAGGGAATTAGGTTATCCTACTGAGGGTGATAAGAAACCTAAAGAAGGAGAAGATTTTACTAAGGGTGGCGCTGATCTAAAACAGATTTTCGGTCTTCTTGAAACTGCTCCTGGAGCATTCGAAACTGCTTTCAGTACTCTTCCGGAGAGAGGAACTACTGCTGGTAGTAATTTCTCATCGACTGCTATGGAATCGATCAGTGCAGGAGCTTCAGCTGCTGGAGCAAGATTTGGTGAAGCAGCGGTATCCAGAATCAATGGTGCTGTTGCGAATGTTCAGATAGCTGTCAACCACCAGAATACTCAGGCGCCTCCAAATGTAGGCGAAAGAACAGTAGCATAAATGTCGCGCGATAATTGTGCAATCGGAAAAGATATCAAACCGGCGTCCTATAAGGGCGTTTCGTTCTTATGCCAGGAAGTTGATTATGCTGGTGGGCGACGTGTGGCGCATGCAGAATATCCGTTCGCAAACCACACCAACGCTGAAGATATGGGTATCAAACTTAAGATCTTCAATATTAAGGCCGTATTTAGAGAAAACGATCATGTTGGGGACGCGCGAGCTCTATTTGCAGCATGTGAGAGTCCAGGTCCTGGAATCTTAGTTCACCCGACTTACGGTGCAGTCAATGTTATCTGTAATACCGTTAAGGTAAAAGATAATGTTGAAGAGAAACAAGGTGAGTCAGAAGCTGACATTGAGTTCTTAGAATTTAATTCTATTGGTATTTTTGGTGCTGCAATATCGTTATTTGGAGTATCATCAATTAATCTGAATAATACATCTAGAGCATCGTTCCAGGCTAGATATCGACCAGCTCTGATTAGTCAACCTTGGCGCATTGATGTTATCAACCGTGCCCAGAGTTTAGTCAATACTACTGCCACAGAATACGGACGTCAATTGAAACCAACGTCCCCGGTTAATGAGTGGAGAGTTCTTGCTGAGATGCAGGAATTAGCAGTCGACGATGTTCTAGCAGCATCAGCAACTAATGTCGATAATGCTTTGACCGAAGGTTCTTTTGGAATTGTGGCAGTTACTGAAGATCTGACTCAACGAGCAAATGCTTTTCGGCGAATTGCGAATGCTGCTGTAGGATCTTCTGATTTGCCAGTTGGAATAGCAACCGAGAGTGAGGAAGCAGTGTTATCTCGAACTCGTGTTGTTGCTGTCATTGGTATGGCTGAGACAGCGATGGCTCAGACTTATGATCATGTCGATGCTGCTCTACGAGCTTTGGATTCCTTAGTTTCTATTTTTCAAGACGAAATGAAAGCAGCATATAATATCTGTGATAATGGGTTGTTTCTAGCATTGCGTGAATATTCCATTAACGTCTCAAGAATGATGTATGACCGAGCTTATCGATTGCCATCGTCAATCGCATTTGATTTTGGAGGATCTGTTTATCCCTTGATAGCAGCTTATGTAGTTCATAGTGACGCCAAACGGCATCGCGAATTTGAACGTCGAAACGTGCTGGTTACAGCTGACGGAAGATTCAACAGTGTGGTAGTGGCGATCAAATGATCAAGCCATTCATGGT